AATTTATAAATAAAAATTTTTCAAAGTAAAGTTTATCTGTGTTCGAGACGATGCCGGGCTATAACACAGTAACGGACACCACATTGCGAAAGGACATCAAAAATTCCCATGAAACAGAAACTCGAATTTATAAATAAAAATTTTTCAAAGTAAAGTTTATCTGTGTTCGAGACGATGCCGGGCTATAACACAGTAACGGACACCACATTGCGAAAGGACATCAAAAATTCCCATGAAACAGAAACTCGAATTTATAAATAAAAATTTTTCAAAGTAAAGTTTAGTCGCAAGAAGAATAATTTATATGAGCATATCGTCACGTCGAATAATATAATAAAAAATGATGGCTATTCATCAAATGAAAACTTTTGGTACTACTCTTCATGTGTGTGGATGTGGGTATGAGACGTTAAACGCCGGAAATGCAAGCAAACATATTAAAGTAGACTGCGGTCATGAAATGATCAAGAAGTCGGTTAAAGTGGTTCTCGAAACTGACTGTTTAGAAGCTCTAGCAAAAGCAAACGGAACCGCCATCCGAACCGGAGACAACAGTCCGGTCGTCAACAGCACCACAAATGTTAACATCAATCTGACCCTCCCCGAGCACACGACCAAGGAGGACTTCGTGCGGTATCTCGAGACGCTGAACGGGATAGGCTACAGATCCGATCCGCGGATCATGGAGATGCCCGGGAGGTTGCTGATGACCATTCGAGGACCCGAGGTGACGCCGGGAGCGCTCGTCGAACGCAAGAACAAGATAGTAGAAAAACTGCCCGACGGGAGCGAGCGCGTGATGCCGAAAAACAAAGCAGTGAAAGTGTACACGAGCGAGGCGATCGACGCGCTGTGCCTTCGATCTCCAGATCCGAGCGTCGACACATTTCTCGAAAAACACCGTGGATCGAAGCGGGTGAAGATGTCGGTGTCGGACGCCGCGAAGCTGCGATTGAACAATCCGTCAAAGTATCATATCGGCGTTCCCGATGCCGCGAAGGCGGTCATACACAAGATGGAGGAACACACGGGCGATTATTTAGACAAGATCACGACCACGAACAAAGACAACGGGTTTTTGTGAAATAAAAATTAATTTGTTTAAGAAATATGCAGCCTTCCAAGAATTTTCAGGACTATAAATTTGGGGGCACGGGAGCGTACTCGTTGCAGCTCGACCAGATCGATCTTGTCGGTGGGTACGATTCGTCGTACGTCGGTCTCAACGCAGGAACAAGGATTCCCGCGAGCAACCCGAGTTGTCAGCGAAACACGGGTGTCGGTGCCAACGCGATGAATTCGTCACAAAGCGTGTCGAACACGACGGTCGTCGGGGCGTACGCAGGATCGGCGCTGCAAAATTCCGAGTCGTCCGTTTCCGTAGGGGCTGGTTCATTGCAGTACGGGGCGAACGTCGTCGGTTTGACCGCGGTCGGTTTCGAGTCGGCGATGTACGAAACGGACTCCAGTTACAATGTATCTGTCGGCTGGAAATCGATGGGCCGGTTTCGCAGCGGTCAGAGGAACGTCGCGGTAGGTGCTGCCGCATGTTATTACGGTCTCGACGTGGTCGGATCGACGTTCGTCGGCGAGTCTACCGGAAAGTACGCGACCGTGTCTGAAAACGATACGTTTGTTGGAAGTGGTGCAGGAGAATCTTCGGGAAACTCTCTCAATAATACGTATATTGGCGTTCATACCGGGCAGTACGCAAAAGACGGGTCGAACAACGTGTACATAGGAGTCGGAGCGGGACAAAATAACATCAACGGTGGAAACAACATATTCATCGGAGTGAATGCGGGTGCGAACACCGTCAACGTGTATGACACGATCATCATAGGAAGTTACGAATCGGGCAACGGTGGAAATTCGTCGAACGTGACCGACAGCGTTATCATCGGACCGGGCGCGGGTCAGTTCGCGACTGGGTGCCAGCTCGTGATCGTGGGAAAGAACGCGGGCCAGTTCATGGCCAATTGCAGGAACGTCGCCATAGGGTATCAGGCCGCTCGGTACATGACCACGGGGTCTGAGTCTACGATCGTCGGAGCGAATGCAGGATTGGTATGTGGTAATTCTATTTACTCTACATTTGTAGGTTTCGAGTCAGGGTATTCTGGAGGTCAACGAAGTACTTTTGTAGGTGCGAGAGCAGGAAAATTCGCGGGAACCAACACTTACAATAACACGTGTGTCGGTTTCGAAGCGGGTGCGAAAGACATTGGAAATAACAATACGATACTAGGTACATATGCCGGAAACAAAGTGGGCGACGCGTGCACGATAGTGGGTGTCAATGCAGGAGGTAACGCCACCGGAAACTTTAATAGCATTTTTGGTGCGATCGCCGGTTTGAACGTGACGGGAAACAATAATTCTATATTCGGAACTGCCGCGGGACTGAGCATCGGTTCTAACAACAGCATATTTGGGTTCAGATCGGGAATTGCAGCGACTGGCACGGAAAACGTTTTGATAGGCGTCGATGCAGGAGCAAATGTTGATGGAAGATATAACTGTCTCATCGGATATCGAGCGGGCGTGTCCATGAACTTTGCGAACAATAACGTGTTTGTGGGGGCGTTTACGGGACCTACGGATTCGGCTGTAGATAGGAATAATTTGAATACGTATATAGGATACAGTACGGGAAATCTAGGAAGACAAAACACGTTTGTCGGTGCAAGATCGGGTTACAATTCGCAAGGAAATTTCAATACGTTCGTGGGATTCAATACTGCATATTCCGTCACTGGCGAATACAATTCCGTCGTTGGGTATGCCGCCGGAAGAGACGGATACAATAACACGATACTTGGAAGTTTTTCGGGAAATTCTATGAACAATACCGCTATTAACAATATAGTCATAGGATATTCATCTGGTCAATCGTTACAAACGGGGTCTAATAATACGATTATTGGAACGATAGCAGGAACGGGTCTCGTAGATGATTCTCTGAATACGATCGTGGGATACAACGCCGGAAATGCGGGCTCTAGAAATACCGTTGTTGGATCGAACAGTGGACTTCGCACTACAAATGTGTCTTCGAATAACACCATCATGGGATATTCGTCTGGTCAATCGTTACAAACGGGAACTAATAATACGATTATTGGAACGATAGCAGGAACGGGTCTCGTAGATGATTCTCTGAATACGATCGTGGGATACAACGCCGGAAATGCGGGCTCTAGAAATACCGTTGTTGGATCGAACAGTGGACTTCGCACTACGAACGTGTCTTCGAATAACACCATCATGGGATTTCATGCAGGAAATTTACTGACAACCGGAAGTCAAAATGTGCTTTTAGGCACGCAAGCGGGATTAGGGCTCATAAGCGGAAGTCTTAACACGTACGTAGGCCATGAGTGTGGAAATAACGGATCTAAAAATACGTTTGTCGGGGCGTATGCTGGAAATTCGTCTACGTCATCATTCGAAAATACGATCGTAGGATACTCCGGAGGTAATCTCATCACGACCGGATATCGGAATACGTTGATAGGAACCGAGACTGGTGGCAACATTCTCAACGGAAATCTGAACACGTTTATTGGGTACCAGGCCGGAAGAGCAGGGTCGCAGAACACGTGCGTCGGTGGTATCGCCGGAAACCTTCTAAATACGAACGCGAGTAACAACACGATGATAGGATTTGCAGCCGGGAATGCTTTGACGTTAGGGTTCAATAATACGCTACTCGGTGCGTTCTCGGGTCAGGGATTCACTACGGGATCTCTGAATACGTACATAGGATTTTCTTCCGGAAAGTTCGGTACAAATAACACGATCGTAGGTAGTCTTTCGGGAAATAACATGACATCAAACGCGATAAACAATACGATCGTAGGATTTTCTGCTGGAAATTCGGTATTGACCGGGAATAGCAACACGTTGCTCGGAACTTTTTCTGGTCAACGTCTTCGAGACGGAAATTTGAATACGTTGATCGGGTTCGGAGCGGGAGGCATGGGGACGACCAATACGGTCGTCGGAAGTTTATCTGGAAATCTGACGACGTCTACTTCGTTGAACAATACGATCGTCGGATATTCTGCAGGAAGCACGTTGACGAATGGGTCGAACAACACGCTGCTCGGGACGTTCGCTGGAACGGGTCTCGTAAACGGAACTCTCAACACATACATAGGATACAGAACGGGAAGCATGGGATCGAATAATACGGTGATCGGAAGTTTTTCGGGATCTGCAACGACGACCGCTTCTTCGAATAACACGATCGTGGGATATTCTGCGGGGACGACATTGACCACGGGAACCAACAACACGTTTCTCGGAACGTCTTCCGGTATAGGTCTTATTTCGGGAGTTCAAAATACGTATGTTGGATACAATGCAGGTGGTGAAGGTTCGTTCAACACATTTGTAGGAGGTAATGCAGCTTCTAATACTGCTGCAGCCGCGACGTACAACACCGTCATAGGCTATGGGTCCGCCCCTAATTTGGGAACAGGATTAAATAACACGGTGATAGGAGCGAGTGCTGCCGTGAATCTTGTTGCCGGAGGACAGAACAATACGGTAATTGGTTCGCAAGCCGGAGGACAAGGAAGTTTCAACACGATGATAGGATATCAGGCAGGAAACAACACCGTCAGTGGCGCTCAATTCAACACGTGCATAGGATTGGGAGCCGGGAGCAATATAACTAATGGAAGATATAATTTGTGCATGGGTGTTTTGAGTGGGCAAAATCTGACTACAGATTACTATAATACGTTTATAGGTCAGGAATGCGGGGGGCGAGGGAGCAACAATACGATGATAGGATATCAAGTAGGAAATCTCATCTCAGGTGCTTCATTCAATACGTGTATCGGAAGACGAACGGCAGCAGATCTCACGACTGGACAATATAACATCATCATAGGCTATGATGAAACCGCTGGAAATGGCATATCTACGGGGTCAACGAATATATGCATCGGCCCGAACACCGGATCCAGCAGCGATAACAATATAGCGATCTCCGCCTATGGAGCAGGCAAAGGTACCACCGGAACGTATAATATGTTTTTGGGAGGCGCCGATGGATTGGGCGGGACTGGAACGGTCGGAGAAAACACCACGGGATCTCAGAACGTAGGAATAGGAAATGATCTTATTTTCACGAACACGAATAGATCCATAATTATAGGAACGAGTTCCTTTGTGAAGACTGCATATTCTAATCCGATCAGTAATTATCTTTTCGGAGATACGATTGAAGTAGGTGGGGGAGGTACGCTACCAATAAAAAATTGCACAGCTGTAGGACAACAGTTGACGTTGAATCCTAACGGGAGATCTCTTAACGACGTGACTGTCATCGGGGAGCTTCTGGACGTTTCTCTCACCGCGGACAGTGTGATAGTGGGTCGTGATTCTACATTGACGAACAGGGCGAACGTGGTGATGTTGACCAACAATAACAACAACATCACGTTTGACAGCAGCGGCAATTTCACGGTCCCGGGTGCCGCGTTCAAACCTGGTGGTGGCACGTGGACGGCGACGTCGGACGCACGTCTGAAGAACGACATCACGCTGGCCGATGTGGATCGATGCGAGCATATCGTGCGAAATTTACAACTCAAACGGTTCGAGTGGAGCGACGTGGTAGACGTACCAGATCGTCATCAAATTGGTTTCATCGCCCAAGACGTGGAACAGTACATGCCGAAGGCTGTCGTGACGCAGTCTGCGTACGATATAGACGACTGCAAGCATCTAGATGTGAGTCAACTGAATTTCGCGATGTACGGCGCGTTACAAAAATGTATCGCGAGGATCGACGAACTGGAGGCGAAGCTCGCGAAGCTTATTTCTTGACCAGCTTCTTTACCGCGCGAAACTCGTCTTCCGTTATGTGGATATCATTCTTCATGAACAGGATGTCGTACGACGCGAATCCTTCGCGGCGGATGCGTTCTGCCACCTTCCTGATATCGGCCGCGAATCGCTCGTATTTCTCGTCTGGAAACTTGACGCCGGGCCCGCCGATCGTCATGTTGAGACCGTTGGGAGCCACGGAATTCTCCAGAGCGATCGCGACTCGCTCCAGAGTGTCGACGTCGTGCGATCCCGTCACGGCGATGACATCGACGTCGTACAGTTTTCCGGATCGAAGTTCGTTTTTCAGGAGAGTGCACTTTGAGGAGTCCCGCTTGTGCTCCTTGAGCCGCTCTTCGGGCATCTTCACCGTCTGACCAATGTACTTCTTATCTTCTAAACCTATCGTTACCTTGTAGATTCGGTGCAGTGGGCAGCTCGGAGCTGCAGATGCCACGATGCGATTCATGGCCAGACGAGTCGCGTGTCGAATGGACATTTTAAAACAAAGTGTATATACGTGTCTTATATAATAGTTTGCAGGAGTGTCATTTGACCACGGTGCATATCGTCACGCGCAGTTATAAATACGTATTATACGTATTTTTTGTAGACCCGTGAAAATGACCAAAAGCATATTTCAGGTTCTCGCCCACGACACGGTCCGTCACGTGATAGACACGCTGACGTTCCCGAAACTATCGCCGTCGCAACAGTACGAAGTGATCATCAGGACGAATTTTTTCGACAACGTTCGGTATTTTTTCGACGAGAGCACGAACGTGATATGGACCGTATCGCGAGGCGGCGAAAAGACGGAAGGTATGATCGAGTCTGTTGCGGACGTAAAAAATCACATGATACGGTTCGTAGAAGAACATTCTGTGACGAGCATTGCGACTTTTTGGACGATGTGGAAGCACGTCCCGTGTCATTCTTCTCGCGACATCAACTACGTTTTGTCGAAGGAAAAGGACGACGATTACACGCGGTTTCATGTCATCGTTCAATACGACGATGCGTGCACGGACGTTCTCGTACGTCCGCTGACGGACGGGCGCCGACAGGTGACGTTTCAGTTCGGAAATGACGGAGAGGTTCCCGTGGCGGAATTCTACAAGATCACGAAGAATCACGCGTGTGCGCTGAAACACGTCAAGAACGCGATCGCGATATTGCTTCCGACGGATGAATCATTCCTGTCCATACGAAAAAGCCGAGAGGACGTTCTGTACGATATCATGTCGGATCATCGTACCTGTAGACCCAAATCGTATTTGGACGAGCTCGTGGAGACCGCCTGGCACCCTGCAAATCTTCGCAATGTCCTCGACGAGAACGACCCGCTATACGACCGATGGAACATATAATAAAATATTTTGTAAAGATAAATGAACGTCTACGTCGTGATCGTCGTGTTGCTATTGATCGCCGCGGCATTCTGGTGGTTCAAAGTGCGAAAGGAAAAGTTCGTGATGCATCTGTATCGTCCAACGTACGTAACAAAAATTCCTGAGAACGAGTGGGATCCCGCGTCGATCCTGACCGCAGTCATGCCACAAGGCAAAGACAAACAACCAAAACTGGCGGTGGAACTCGGAGACTATCGTCGATTCCAAAGAGTTTGATAAAAATATTTGGATATGTAAATGTCGACCGATATGGAGTTGAGTCCAGGCTTTTTTGATCCACGGATCGCATTGTCAGACGACGACGACATCCTTCCGCAAAACATAAATGTAGAGGAAATGAACGAAGAAAACGAAGGAAACGAAGAAAACGATATCGTGAAAACGGTGATGTTTTGGTTCGTGGTTCAAAAACCGTGCGGATGCAACGGAGGTTGGAGTCGCACGAAAACATACTGATTTTCTCACGGACCATTTTGTCGATATTATATAATATCGATAAACGCACCAAACTCGAAAATGTAAAATATGTGATATTTTATATATTTACATGGTTTTGTACGTTCCGTTCTTTATATGATCACGAACTGTGGTCGAAGAAACACCTATCTTTTCGGCTGCTTCATGAATAGACTCGTATTCCTCGTCATCAATCACCACGCGTTTACGTTGTCTCTTCGTGCCATCGAATCGACCCGCATCGTGTGCTTTCTTCATATTGTCGGGTGGTGTCACAAGCTCGAGATTCGTCAGCGCCGCATTTTGTTTGTTATGGTCTATATGATTGACTATCAAATCATCCGGAATAGGACCGACGAACGTGGTCCATATCAATCTGTGAAGCACATATGATTTTCCGTTCACTTTGATTGAGGGATATTTATCTTTTTCTTTGGTCATTCTCTCGGTATTCTTATCAGCCGACGATACCTTCTTGAAGTATCCGCACCCAAACAGATAGCCGACCCTGCCAAAATTACTCAGCAATAACATATATTCTTTAATCTTTCCGACTTCCTTCCACTCTTCGTCCGGAAGATCGGGATCGCTCGGTGGTGTCGTCCACGTCATGCCCATGTGCGTCTTTCGTGTGCCGAGGATACATGACGAAATATGCGGTCGAATTGCGCCTATTTTCGTCGCGTCGGCTATCGACTCGAACGTGTGAACGACTTTGCCGTCTTTCATCGCAATGACCGGCTTGGAGTCGATCTGAGTCCTCGAATTTTTACGCCGATTCTTATTTTGATCCGATGGCGACTTGCAGAACAAGTTATCTGCGTGATTGTTCGTCGGATCATTATCATTGTGATCGACCGTGAACGTATCGTCGTATTCCTCAGGTTTCGGCACGAACGTTTCTGCGACGAGCTGATGAACCGGGCCGATGCGCGATTCCATATATCCTTGGCTTTTCCATATATTCATATTTGTGACCTTGCCTGTTCTCTTATCGACGCTGCGAATCGCGGTTCCATCTCTCGACACCTGATATGTCTTTTGTTTTGAATCCTTGTTTGGAATAGTCTTGAATTCCATTTCTTTGTGATTATCAGCGCTATTTAAATTGTTTTTTTGTCGATATTATATAATATCGACAAACACACCAAACTCGAAAAATGTAAAATATGTGGTCAACCAGTTCTCGGCCTGCATTTTGCGTAGGTTGCCTTATTGTGACTATCATAGGTTGCGGCAGCTTCGTTGCGCCATCTGTGTTGAAGTGTTTCGATGTAATCTCCTGTGTAGCCCGGAGCTGCGGGGAATCTTCCCGGCCCGTCGAATTGCATATCTGCGCCCGAATTTGGAGTCACTCTGTACGTGAGCGAGCACAAAAACGTGTTGTCGACTCCTAACGTGTCGTACAGACTCCCGTCCGGGCGCTCGAGTCTGAACGTCAATTTTTGGAGTTTTCCTATCGGGAAAAAAGGTCTGAACGGTATAGATGTGAAGTCGAATCGCTCTTGCGAATATCCGTACCCTATCAGGTTCACGATTCCGATTCCGGCCGTGGTAGATTCGCCAATTCGATCTTTATAGATCATCTGCTCGAGTTCCTTGCATCGAATTTTTATGTATCGAGCGCCGCGTAGGTTCACGATCCCCGGAGAAGTCAGATTGTTACCGATCGCTCCCGCGACCACGGTCGTGGCGAAGTACTGTCCCGGATTGACGTTCGCTCCGTTCACCGTCATGTACGCTCCGGGAACCGTCGGAAGGTTCGACACGGAAAACCACAACGACGTGCAGTTCGACGACGTGGTCGCCGTCGCTGGCGTGAACTGAACGTAATAATTCTGGTTCTGGACAAAGTTGCTGACGACGGTGAGAGGACCGGAAACGGAAGGAGTTAATTGAGAATTGATGCTGACGATGTTTCCCGTGGCAACGACCGTGTTGTTCCCCGCGTACGCGATGGTCACGTTGACTCCGAATCCGCCGGGAGGCGCGGTCGCCAGATCGTTGAAATACGCGGTGACGGTCGCCGGTACTCCAGCAGAAGACGCAGCAAAGTATTGGCGTAGCACTTGGCCGGTGTAGATAGGATAGTAACTCGTTCTGTCACCCGGAGGGAACACACCCACGAACTCGTTGATGTTCGTGGATCCTTGAACGTTGCCCGCGACCGATAAAAACACGTTTTCGGCTCCGTTAGGATAATTTATTGAGTAACCGGGTACCACGTTGTAGAAACCAGTAGATGCGGCCTTTCCGACGTTCACGGGGTCACCGAACCCAATCACAGAGTTCATGCTTCCCGGCAACAGCGTGAACGGGCCGGATCCGGATATGATGATCTTGTTCGAAATTTCGTTCGGATTCGTCGCCGGGCTCGCGACGAGAATGGTCGTGTCGTTGAACGCGTTGGCGATCGCCTGAAATTGAAAGTTCATCTGGTCGATCAATTGGCTGAAATTATAGTCTCCGGGCGTGATGTTCGCCGTTCGAATGTTCGCGAGATCCGATTGCCACGACGAGATGTTTGTCGGTTGGCCTATCGCGTAAACAAAGGTGTTTTCGTTAGAGTCTACGAGATAATCGGTACGTGGGATGTTGACGCTGAGAACTTCGAACTTTGTCACGTTTCTGAACATCGAATTGAAAACGACTTCGAACTCCGCGGCGGAAGGATACGCGGATTTGTCTCTCTTTGCAGAGTCGACAAGAAAAATATACGTCTGATCAACTCCTTTTTCTAGAATTGTCTGTATGTCGTCCATTTACAAATATCAATATTAAAAAACGAGCATTTCGACGATAGAGAAAAAAATGATTGAGTATAATATACACGATGTTGGGCAACGTGCTCGACAAGACACCGGGACTCCTGTTCACGTTGCTGTTGATCGCATTCGTTCTCGGGACGATGATAAACTCCATCCTCGACGCCAAGAACGCGAATCAGAAAACGCCTCCCAAGTGAGCCGGAAAAATAATGTTTTATTAGAGTATACAAAATGAAGCTCGTCCCCACGAGTCCCATCGTGTTCGCGCTGGTGCTCGTCGCCATGTTCGCGATCGGCATGCTCTTCGGCAAGATGTTCGGCAAGAAGAAGACCGTCGAGAAGTTCGCCGACGCCTACTACGGCGTGCCGTCCACCGTGAAGGAATTTGCGGACAGCCCGAAAACTCTGCCTCCGGTTCCGGTGAACAAAGGAGTCACGTATCATGACCAGTGGTGTCAAGCGGCCAACTGCTAAATCTTCACATACGTGGGGAAGTTGTCGTTCTTTATGCGATTTGATATAGTTCATTTTAACTTCTTAAACAAGAATTCAAAATGATAAAAATATTTCGTAAGATAAATGAAGCGGTGGATTCTGCTCGCTATCATAGTCGCCGTCGTCGCCATCGCGATCGCGTTCTTCACGAGAAAAAAGGAAAAATATACTCAGCAAACGATGTTCCTCGACACGCCCAAGCTCGGCCCCGTGCTGCGCAGCCCCAACAGCGAAACGATGGACGTTCTCGAGTATTCTCTCGGCGGATTCGGCGGGTCGCCACAGAAAAATTGCTGACACGTATTTTTGAAAAATGTTCTTTGCCGAAAACGTCGATATTATTTTATATCGACGTTTTGCTCAAACTCGAAACGTGACCGTTTTGTGTGAATTTACTTTTTCAGCGGAAACTTCTTGTCTCTATACGCTCTCACAAACGCTTCATCCTCGTTCGCCCTCGCGGCGTACAGCGGATTCTTATTTTTAAAGTAGATGCTCAGCACGTTGATACGTGCTATGAGCTGATTCAACCCTCGTCTCGTCTTTCTGTCCGCGAACACCTTGCGGAGCGCGGCTCTCCGCGTGTCTCTCGTATCCTTAATGTGGTAACCGTATTTTTCGAGACTTCCTTCCTTGGACAACTCGATTCTCACTTTGGGTGGCATGTTATAATATACACACATTTTTATCTCCTGTACGGGATTCCGTCGGATCTGCCCATCTGCCGGCTGTTAGCTCCAATATACATATTCCATAGTATAGGAGCCTCGGGGTACTTTTCACTCCCGATGATGTCAAAGTTGTCGACGTCGTAATACGACCCCGGCACTCGCGTGAACTTCTGGTTGAGTTTGTCCGCGCCCAGGACGTTCGTGTACACTTGGTCCTTGGCGTACGCTATCCGAGAATACTTTTTCACGTCGTACTCTCTGAGATCGCCTATGTTTTTGAGCGTGGGAACGCACGTGATGTTTTTTACGTCCGCATCGGGAATCATCTTTTTGGCGGGGCAGGTTTCCCAAGCGGGTTCTCCGCCTTCTCTGGCGTTCATCGGGATGCCTGACGCCCCTCCGGGAATCATTCTGATCTGTGCTGCACGTATATTGTATGGAGCAGACAGCCTTGTATCCATAGTTTATTTACATATCATAATATTTATATTTTAAAAGAATATCATGGGACTATTATCGTTTTTGACGAAAGCGTGTACGATGTTCGTGGCTCTCGTCGCTCCTCTTCCCGTCGTATACGGACACGGGTATCTTTCCAAACCTGCATCTCGCAATCTTATCGCCCATAGAAAGGGTCTCGATTATGATCACATGTCTTTGGACGGCGGCGGTGGTGCTGCAGTCTGGCCGGATGGATATTGGAAGTTCGGAGGAGGTGGACATCATTTCACGTGTGGAAGAAAGAAATATAACAACCCGGGGCCTATTCAGGCACGATGGCGAACTGGTCAAAGGATACGTCTCGAGATAACGTTCACTGCAGTTCACCGAGGACACAATTACTTTGGGTTGTGCCCCGCCGACAAGCCGCCGACGCCCGAATGTTTCGCGAAAAGAATTCTCGTGAACACGGAGACAAATCGTCGCTACTGGGATCTAGGCGACAAACCCGTCGGCACGTACGAGATGACATTCCAGCTTCCGAAAAATTTCGAATGTCCCGAGTGTGTCCTCTGGTGGTGGTGGGTGACGGGGAATTCGTGCCTTCCTCCAGGAGATAGGGGAGATCTCCGAGCATGTGGCGAATACGGTGCGGTGCCAGAAGAATTTTGGAACTGCGCAGACGTGAGCATACGTAACAAGTCGCGTATTCGTCAAAAAGAATCGTGAATATTCATTTAACATTTAACCTTCGCTGTAAGCTGGGGTTTCGCGCGTGTTCATGCCGGCGATGAACGACGTTGTTGCAGCCGCCAAGGGAACGTCTATCTGTTCCCACGTGTACGGAATCGGCGAGATATCGTTCAGGAATGCGCGAGACTTTGACCCGCGGAGAGACGATTCGAACCCACGCAGCAGTTCGTTCGACTGCGGCATGTTGAACACTTCTCCGTCGCCTCTTCCGAGGTACGGAGACGTGCCCCACAATTCTGTGTTCGTATCTGCGAACCCTCCCTCGGATCGTCTGCAGTATCGGGACGTTTTTTGGACGACAACGTCGCCGTACAGTCTCGCCGCTTCGGTAGACAACCCGATGTTCAGCAAACCCCATATGGCCTGGTCTCTGGCTTGGGTGGGCTGCGTTTCTGTCACCGTCCATTTGTACGGGTAAGTGCTGAAGGGATTGTCCGCGAGAGGAATTGTTTGGAAAAGCACTTTCTTACAATTGAGACATTCGGTCGGTTGCTTCTTCCCCTTGCACTTGCGGCACGTTGGAGGAACGAACGGAGCTGGCATTTATCTTATGATAATATAATTATTTATATTTTTACAAAAAATATTACCTTAAAAAAATGAGTCTCGCTTTCGCAGCAATATCCTTAGCGACTCTCGGCGCTCTCGTATACAAAGACAAACTGAACGATACCGTCGACGTCGTGTCACCGGTAAACGGGAAGACGTACAGGGTCATGAAATCTGGAGACTATCGAGCCGCCGCGGACATGCTGGCGACTCTGGAAGACAGGGCTCGAGCTTTCATAGACGCGGCGACGGTGGCGTACCCGAGCAACCCGAACATACGAAGGATAAAAAAATACTGGACGGGGACAATAACGGAGATTCCGCAGTCCGAGACCATCGCCTACGCCATAGAAAAGAAGGAACTGTATCTGTGCATACGAGACGCGCAGAACGAGATACAATCGGAAGACGATCTTTTCTTCGTGTTATTACATGAGTTGAGTCACATCATGAACCCGTCGTACGGTCACGACGACTCTTTTTGGAGACAATTCAAACGTACGTTAGAAATTGCCAACAAACTCGGGTACTTGCCTTTCAAAAATTACGACGACTATTCGGTGACCGTGTGTAATAAGGTAATTTCGTCGAATCCGATGACGTGCGTGGTCAAGGGCGAATGCTTCAGCGAATTGAGACCTTTGAGACCTATCTGAGCATCATTTAATCACGCGACGAAAAGTACGGCATGCATTTGCTTGTATCCTCTTTACAGGTCGTTCCACGATCTCCGTACGCAAACTGTGCGAACGCGATCGTGTCGGGAGCGGACGTGGTCACCGGCTGAGTCACATATTGACGTTGCGAGTTTTCAACTTCATAAACATCATCTAGATTTCTGAACAGTCCCTTGTTGAAATTACGTCTCATGTCTTTCGCCACACCAGGCGAATCGTAGCTGCACGCGGGGGGTCTGCCTTCGTCGCCGAGCAGAGCTCCGACCGTCGCGTTCGAGTACGGATTGTCCGGCGTGGACGGGCTGCAGTCCTTCTTTTCTCTCTTGACCGTCGTGGGTCTCAAGTTCGCGTAGGACTCGTTCTTTTTCTTTTTCTTGGCTCCGAGAGCGAACGCCAAGCTCACGATCACGATGATCGCCAGGCCGAGTACGAGGTACATAACATTCGAGCGGATCAAGGCGACGGCTAGGGAACAGTACAACACTAAACGTACGATGGCGTTGACTCGCTCCGCGTCGCTCTGGTCTCGCGTGGGAATAATTTCCGACGGTCTGAGGAATAAAATTTTTATGTTTTGAAACCAGATCGGATCCGAATTCAGGGTTTCTGCAATCATATTTATGTATCTAAACATAATAATTATTTTTTTTTCTTCTTCGACGACTCTGATGATTTCTTCGACGATTCCGATGATTTCTTCGAGGATTTCTTCGAGGATTTTTTCGAAGAAGAAGATTTTTTGGGAACTGGCGGCGGAGGCCGCGCATTTTCCAGAATTTTGAGGATGTCCTCCTCGTCTTCACCCCCCACGAGGCTCATCATGTTCTGGATCACGGACGGATCGACGCCTCCAATCATATTCGAAATCATCGCGGGATCAATACCCATAGATTTCGTGAGAGACGCAACGTCGACGTCCTTCATCTTCGAAAGATCCATCTGATTCACGCGGTTCATGACGTCGGAAAAAAGAGTTTCAACGTTCAACTCCCCTCGTTGCATTTTTTCCGAAAATTCTTGAGCCAAAGATTCGATACCAGTCATGAGTTCCTTGGGCGTATTGTCGATCGCGGACGCGATCATGGTCAGAGTAGACACGTATGCCCAAATCGATTCCTTGGTCGCGTCGG